TAACGTACTTTGCTAACTCTACTTGCGTAGCGCTAAAGCGGTTAACGATTGATTCTTTTTTATCCATTATATTCGATATCACTTGGAATGACTATATTAGGTTGGTTGTAATAATTTACAACCGTTTCGAATTGTATAAAACCACTCTTAATTTCTCCCACCACATCCCCATCCGTAGGGTCAAGGTTTGTATCCGAGTTTTGACCGTATACAATAAAGTTATACCTTCCACCATTAACAACAAGAATAGAACCATTAACTGGATCATCGTCATTTGTACTAATTGCCAAAGTCGTAATCCTATCGTTTTCGCTGATTGTAGAAGGGATAACATAGAATGTTTCTAAAGTTATTTCGTTTTGAATTACTACCAAGTAATTCGTGTAAGTTGTCGCAAATAACAAACTCCCCTCTTTAAGAGAAAGGAGGAGAGTTTGAGATGCGGTATTCGTTTGCAAGTAATTCATTGCTAAACAAATATAAGTTAAATAGTTCCAGCTTCTACATCAATACCACCAAAGTTATCGAATGGAATTGAACTATAAGACACCAAACGGTAAGCCTTGTTCTTTTCCTCTGCGGTGAATGTAATGGTATAACCATTCAAATCACCTTTGGCAACACCTGTAGCGGTTGACATAGCGGTAACTTCTGCACCGTCTACTTTACCAACCATCCAAATATTGTTGTTGTTATCCAATACAAATACAACAAGACGATTCTTTGCAATGATTTCTAATTGCTTTCTACGTGCTGCAGAAAGTTGAAAGAAAGTAGCAGTAACAGTTTGTGTATAGTAAATAGTTCCATTCTCAACACTTGAAGCCACTTCTTCAGTGAAACTTCCTGTGTGTTTTGGAAGTAAATATTGCCAAATAGTAGCAGTAGGTAAAGAGTTAATTTCTTCACTTGTAGCATCTACTACGACTCCAGTTTGGAAGTCAGCAAGTTGTTGAAGGTAGATAGCCTTAATACCACCTACGCCCTCTTTACAATCAAGTGTAAATCCTGCGGTTAATTCACAAGCCATAATATTATTTTTAAGTTGTTATTATTTACAATAAAAGGCAGGAGGCTAACCCTCCCACCTTTTTATCATAGTGAATTATTAAGAGTTTGAACCAAAAACAACGTCTTGGTATACTCCAACTTGAACTCCAACGCGGAATCTCATAGCCATACGAACCATATCAGACGCATCAGTTAAAGTCATATCAACAACCTTAACTTCAGAGAAGTCAGAATTGGCATCTACACCAACAAACAAGTTAGAAGGCTCTGCAGCAATTACAGTTCCATTTGACATACCTGGACATACATAAATGTCATATCCGTTAAACATCAAATTGAAGTCGCTTGACGCTTCAAACTGTTGCAAGTAACCTGCAGCGGCTGCAGCTTGACGGTAGAACTGTGCAGTTTGACGGTTCATATACAACTTAACAGTCGGACTTCCAACCAATGCAGGTGGCAAGTTGTTAATTACTTGATTCAAGTTAGCGATAACAGTACCAACTGCCATTGCACCTACAGTCCAAGTGAAGTTAGCGTAAGTTCCAGCAGTAGCGTTAATCTTCTTTTCGAATCCATCAAACGCTTGGTAAGAACCTGAAGCGGTGTTACCCTGCCAAATTGTGAACTCAATGTTTTGAGCAACGTTTGCAGCAGCATAACCAATCAAAAAGTCAGCAAAGTTAGCAGGAACAACATCGTTGATAAATCCGCGACCAGTTTGAGCGGCTTCCCAATCTTTTGCAAATTCAGTTTTACAAACTTCAAGATTAACCTTCAAATCAGTTACAACCAAAATTGATTCATCCAAAGTCAACTCGGTAGGATCAGAGAACTCACAAGTGAAATCTTGAACCAAGTTTACGTTTGATAATTTCTTAAGAACTGCTTTGTATTTAACACCTTCTTTAAGTGTTACATAACCTTTAGCAAGAGTGTCACCACTCAATAATGCAGCGTGAATATATGGCAACGCTAATTCACCTGCATATGTAGTATTAATAGTAGGATTTGGCATTTTTTTACTTTTTAGAATTAATAATTTGATATGCGCGTGAACGTGCATCCATTGATTTAAATGGAACTTCGTTTACGCTTTGTTTTTGTGCAACTGGAGTTGACTTCTTCACGCTGTCTGTTGCAGGTGCTTTAGACATCTTCTCGATTGTTGCAGATAGTGTTTGCTTTTCAGCATTCAACGCATTGATTTTAGCTTCAAAGCCTTCAATCAATTTGCTGATAGTTGTTTCGAACTCCTCGCGAGAAACTCCATCGAAAGATGATTGCTCAACCTCTTCGATTTCGATTTCTACTTTGGGTTCTTCCTCCATAGGCTTGTCTTTTACTTCCGTGATTTTGCCTTCTACTACAACCAACATCTTTCCTTCGGCGGTTTCGTGTTCTCCGTCGGGTGCAGGGGTTGGATTACCTTCCGCATCCATTACAAAGATTTCAGAACCAATACCAAATTCAGCATCGGGTGAGTAAACTTCAGTACCATCGGCAAGCACAGCCATAGCCATTTGCTTTTGTTCTACCGCTTCCTCAACAGCTGACAAACTAATACCAAAAGATTTTAGTTTATCTGCGTACTTGGAAACGATATCGTTTACTTTACTCATAATTGTTAATAAATGATTTTGTATTAAGACGCAAAATTTCATTTTTGTTTTTACTTTTGAATATCAATCAGTCCTTGATTTGTGTTTTTAGTTTTGTTTGTTGTGTTTTAGTTCAACGAAGAAACCCCCTAAACGTAGGGGGTTCTTTGTTTGTCGGGTAAACATACACCTGCACGCGGTGTAATACATTACAACCCTTTCAACTCTCCTTCAAGTTCCTTCATTATCTTCTCAATCTCTTGCTCGGCTAAATATTCTTCGCTCATTTCGGTAAAGAATCCTTCCAAAGAAAAGCCTTTAACACTACCTTGTTTTATATCTTGCCAAACTTCGTCATTATCTACTTTCATACCAATGCACCAAGTACCATCTGGAAAGGAGAAACCAAAGTTCATTGACTTATCGTGTGCTCCTTCTTTGATCCACGATTCAACAACCACACAACCTGCTACAGGGATTTGATGTTCAAGGTTGCTATTGTGGTGCATATTGCGTTTGAGGTATTCTTGCGCAATCTTGTTAATCGTTTCCTTTGAATACTTACAATAGTAGGCTTCGCCCATTCCATTAACGCGGTAAATGAGTTGGTCGGGAATCATTACCGCACCGTACAACATCTTACGCTCACCATCTTCGATAGCCGCTTGTTTTACGTGTTGTTTTGACAATGCTACAAAGTCAACTTCAATAGCAGGATTCTCAACTAATGAGATTGCATTTACTCCTAAATATCCACTATCATCAATAGTGTATTCAATAACTTTTACTTCTTCCATTTTTATTTTATTATTCGTGATTGGTCTTTAATTTTTTGCTCCGCTTCTTGAGCTGAACTTACATTAGTTGCCAAGACATAAGTTTGCAAAGGTTGTGGTTTATTACCACCTTGATTTAAGAACGATAAATCAACCGCAGGTGCTCCACCACCTCCACCGCTACTTGTCTTTGGAGTTTCGGTTGAGAACTTACTACTATCGAAAGTGGTCTTGGCTATACGTGCTATGTTAGCCGCAGCAGTTACACCAGCAATAGCAGCAGCAACGTAACGAGTAGGCCCAACAAGTGTAGGATCAGCCAATACCGACATCACACTTTGAACACCATTAATACTCGCTTGTGCAAGTTGGAGAGATTTATTTATCTTAAATGACTTCTCTGCATTCTTTTTACTATTGGCAGGGAAAGCATCATTTAAAGCCATCAATGCACCCAACCCATCGGATGCCATTTGCAAGTCCTTTTGCCTTGCTTCGTTTTTAATTTGCTCTAACTTCTTTTGCTTTTCTTCTTCTAATACAATTAAATAATCTGCATCATCTTTATGTAACCGTGCCTTCTCCGCATATTCAAGATTTAATGCAGCAATTTGTTGAGCAGTACCACCACGAATTAAACCAACCCTCATCGCGTTCATTTCGTTAATGCGAGTTAATTCAGCATCTGCTTGAGCAATGGAGTTTAATTCTAATGCTTGGTCTAATTCTTGCTTCTTTTGGTTGTAGGCAATTTCCGCATCTAACCTTAATTGCGTTCCTTCGTTGTGCCTATCAATTTCATTTTGTAATCGTTCTAATTCAATGGCTCTTTCTTGCTCTAATACTTCACGTTGTAGTTTTAATTTAGTACGTTCATCTTTAATTTTTTCAGCATCGAATTTTTTGGCTTCTATACCAAGAGCGGCAGTGGCTTCGGCTTGTGTTTTTAACAAGTCGTTCATTTCCTTGTTCAATGCAAGGTCATTCATTTGTTGTTCCGACCTTAACCCTGCAATCTTTGCACGTACCCCATCGGCTGCCGCTAATGCTTGTGTAAGTGCAACTTGGTCATCTAATTTTTTTGTATGATTAAAGGTTGCTTCTGCTGCTTGTACTTGTGCATTTGCTGCTGCTAATTCCGCTTTTTCTTGCTTATCAAGTACATCATTTAAATCATTGTTGGCTTTAATTCTATCCGCAATAGATTTGCGTTCATCGTCTCGTATTTGCCTTAATAATTCAGCATCTCTGTCGTATTGTTCAGCAAGTCGTGCCTGTTGTGCTGCTGCTAATTTTGAATTGTTTTGAAGTTTAACAAGTTGTTCATTTGAATCCCAAACTCCTTTAGCATAGTTACCAAAAGCCTCTGCTGCCTTGGTTGCAGTTTCAGCAATTTTATCTACTGAATCATCTACACCAGTAACAATATCAACCGCTTCTTTTCCTGCATCCTTTAAAGTTTCCCAAGATTTTTCAAAGTCACCACTAAAAAATTCAGAAACTGCTTTACCAAGTAAACCCCAAGTATCAATAACGGAGTTTAATCGTTCTATTAAGTTCTCTTTAATTGCATTACCGAAATCCTTTAACGCACCAACTGGATCTTCAAATATTGCTTTGAAATAATCAACTACAACTCCTGCATTCTCGCTAACGTAATTAAATAAATCGCGAACCATATCGGCAAGTGTACCCATAGCGGTAGAAAAGAAATCTACCATTTTTTGGTTACCACCTAATGCATCCTTAACTACGTTTAACGCACTTGAAACAAGTGTAATAACCCCTAAAGATTTTGCAAGATTTGACGCAAAGGACTTAAAACTTTTTTCGCCTTTTTCGGCACTTTTCTTGGCGTTATCACCTATCTTTTTGATTTTACCCGAAGCATCATCAGCACCATCGCTTAAGTCGTTTAAATCTATGTCTACTTCTATCGTAATTCTTTTCGTTGCCATTAGAATATCAATTTAATTAGGTAAATAGTGCCTATTACTAATGACGCAAAAACTACAAAATTTAAGAACTTTGTGGTTCTATTTGACAATTTATTTTCATTACTTGGAAGGTCTTTACCCATTCCGTGTTGTAATAAATGTCTAACATTTTTGAAGGTGTCTTTTGGATTATGCATAAGTATATTGAGTATAGTTAAACTGCGCTGAAATATTGATTGTGTTGTATGGATAAGCCGTTGCATCGTCCAATACAACCGTAATTGCGAATGTACTACCAACTATATCCAAGTCGATTACGAATTTGCCATCTATATCGATTGCCGTTTCGTCTATTGTAGTGACATTCTTTAGGCTTAAAGTACCACCGCTTTGTACAATGTGTAAGTTATATTCACCGCTTACACTTGCATCAATTACAGCCCCTACTTGACCTACCATTAAACGCAATTTACCAAGCCAAACGGAATCATCTGGCATATTTATGTAAGTTGTTCCGTATGCCAACAAAGTTATCGCGGTTGTGTTGTTCGTAAAGTCACCTTTACCCCACATAGGTATTAAACCATTCTGCATTTCACCTTGGTAAGTTCCTGCGCTACCTATGGTTGCACCACCATTTATAACGTTTGCATTGTAACCCATAACAAAAACGGAATCTAAACCGCTATCCAATCGGTTACCGCTACCCAACACAATCGAGTTAATATTACCTTCACCGATAAAGTTGTTATCTGATACAACCAAAGCGGATTTAGTATTTGATTCAACACTTGAAACCCTATCAGTCGTAAGTTGTGCGCTCTTTGGTTTGCCTGTTCCATCGGAATCGCGACTAAACGCATAACATCCGCCATCTATCCAGTTGTAGTTATACACCTCACAACAAGTTTGTGTTGCACTTGCAGGATCACCATTCGCATCAACGAAAGCAACAGCACCAAGTGCGGTTATTGAGTCGGGAGTTAGTAGACAATCGGGTTCTGCCGTTACTTGTTTAATCAATGTCACCTTAACCGTGTCTTGTGTACCAACAACGTAATCACTAATTGACAAGATTCTCCAATAAGAATCTTTAATAAATATCTTATCGTTAAAATTAAAGTTGTAAATGTCCGCAAATTCAAGCGAAAAGAAAGCCTCTAAAATACGCGCATCGGGTGCGTAAATGTTTTGTATGTATTCGTTCCAATATCTTGCGTAAAGTGTCTTATATGGAATCGAACTAACTGAACACAAAGGCGTTTCTTGTCCAAAGTTCAAATCTCTACTTTGAATATCGGGAACAAAGTCCGAATAGTGGCTGAACATAAACGTTTCAACTTGGTTTATACCCGTCGTTGTATCGTTGTAAACATTGAACTTCATAGTGTCGCCAACCTTATACAAGATTCGTGGGTTAGGTGCGCTATACGCGTAATCATCACTTACAAATTTTGGTATTGCATAAGTAGTTCCATTTATGGGAACAATAGGAGTTGAACCAAAATACAACTCTACCTTGTTTTCATCCGTTGCAAAGTCGTTTTCTGGATCAATCAATTCAAGCCTACCATATACGCGGTTTCCTTGCGTGTTGTAAATGTTATTGAATAGGTCGCTACTTGCCTTATAAGTCCACGTGTTTTTACGTGCTTGATAATCATTTGTTGACATCAATGTGATGTCTTTGCTAATGTCAAGTAATGGCGTCCAATCTTTTGCTACCCCTTGCGAAATGTATTCTTGGAACGGTATAAAGTCGATTAACTTTTGATTGAACTTATTTGGAACAACCACCAAGTTGTACATCTTAAAAAGTGAATCAATGAACTCACTGCATTTCATTACAGGCGCGTTAGCCACCCAGTCGATTTCGTTACCAAATAATGGCTTACTAATCTCTTGCGCTTCAAATACGATTTCATTTATTTGAAAATCTCCTGTAAACAAATTTAATTCAGTAGTATTTATGGTATATAATACAACCTCGATTGTATCACCTTCATTTAAGAATTGATACTCATTACCAGTTTCACCAAATATCGGACTACTGACTATTGCGCTTTGCGTTCCGCTATCATCAAATGCGTAGGTTGCTATTGATCCGCTATTATTTAAAAATGTCTTTTGTCCTAATGCATTTGTTCGGATAAATTTAAAACCAAAAATGCCATAAAAGTCACCACCAAGAAAAGCAGGTTCTACTTGTAAATTGATGGAAGCGGTGATTTTATATGAACCATTGAAAGGAACTGTGTACACGTTTCCAACTACATTACCACCTGGGTCTTGCGCTTCGTTTAAAGTTGGAAAATGTGCGATTCGATAAGTAAAGTTATTTACAATTTCATTAACAAAGTCACTACTATTTATTGTAGTGGTTGTGGAATATCCATTGAGTAAAAATTTAGCAGTTTCGGGATTTCCTCCTATTTGCTGAATGGTTTGGCTTTCGCTAACCCAAGGAATATACATAAAGTCAAGTTCGCTTGTTAGCGTGTCGGAATCAGTACCTAAACTGAATCCACTCAAAGACATAATTTTGTTGAAGATGTATCGAGCAGATACGAATGGTGTTAGTTCTCCTGCCTTACAAACGCGGTCTACATTCAAAGTATTTATAGACCTACCACCCGCAATATTGTTAACCCAATTTTGACCGCGATCCGTTAAGCCAAGATAAATATCAGTTTCAGCATTGATGGTTGCTATGTTGTCATATTCAATAACAACTGGATAATCAGTTTGAAGTTGTGCACCAATGAAGTTCTTAAAGTCAGCATCCCCAATATTTTTAAAGAAGTCGATTACGTTGCCAAAGAATACAATTTCGTATTCGTGAACTTGTCCATCTTGAGTATAAACCGCTTTGAATTGAACGCTACCTTCCAAAGTTGGAATCGTATCAACAGTTATAATCGCGTTGAGTTTTCTCTTTGGATTGAAGTTGGCGAACTGATAAGTGTTTTCTTGAATGAATCCAAATATCTTTGAATTGGTTGTCGTTGCAGGAATGCGAAATGTACGCGAATAAGATCCGCGTGGGCGCAAATCCTTTATGTCCGTAAAGTTGTATTGCAGAGAGATACTCTCATTCTCGTAAAGGTCAACCAACGTAGGTACGTTGTCGCCTTGGTTGTATATTATTAAAGCAGTTTCCATTCTTTGTTATTAAGGACAATTACCAAAACCAATCGTTACATAAATGTTTCCTGTCCACGTTCCCAAACCAGAACTCCACGCGGGAAGGTTAAACCAAAAAGTGTTTACACCTGTACCCCATACACCTGTAGCAATAATTGGAGTTCCTGCGCTTTGCATATTGAACGAAGTTCTTGTTCCACCACCTGTAACAACATCACCTAAATCAATATATCCGTTTTTAATTGGTGTTGGCACGTTTGAAGTATAAGACAAACTTACATAATATGTTTGACCTGGTATAGGCATATCCCCTAAACTATTTTCAACAGTGACTCTTATATATCTTCCCGAACCCGATGCAGTAGCGACAATATTACACGCATTACCTACATTTGCACCTATAGTTAACGCTGATGAACCGCCATATTTAGCGAATACATTGTAGTATTCACAAGCCACAGGCGCAGGAATTGGGTATTGTGTTTCTGTAATATTTAACGTTTCATTATCGTTGGCAATTTGCAATCTAATGTTTTGGTTGTACTTGTGAGAGTTACGTTCTCTACGCATCAAATAGTTATTATCCTCAACTACAACAGGCACAACCGAATATCCATCGGTATTATCGTCTACCATCCACACTGATTTAGAACGAAACAAATCTCTTAAATATCTAAACTCACTCTCCGTTAACCAATCACTTGTAAGGTTCAAGAATGTTTTAACGATTGGTTCTCTTTCAGTCAATGAACGTGAATAGGCTTGTGTGCTAAATGGATTGTCAGTTGTCGCATTATTGTAGTCACCTAAATAGGTCTTGTATCGTTTGCGTTCTACATCAATACTTCTTTCGTTCTTTTTGATGAATGAGAAACTATCCCAACCACCTAACTGATTAAGCCAATACAAATGCACTGGGTTGTATTTGCAATCTTGGTCTACCCAATATCCATATTTTGCCGTTATTTCGTTATCATCAGCATCAACCCCTACAACGGTGTAGAACTTTGTATTATCAGCAGTCGATTGATCTATATAACCACCATTAACAAGATTCTTTAATCCAGTTGGCAAATGATACAACGCACCCAATACCCTTGAAAATCTTATCTTTATTGAATCTAAAACGCTATTTGATTCATCGTAAAACTCAAAATAAAAATCAGAAATATTAAAGTATGGATAATTGGTATTTATAAAAGTGCCGTCATCCGCTATAAACGAAAGTATTGAATACGCGCTATCCTCTTCGCCTGTCACATTTGAACGTGAAATCTTACGCCAATTTATTACCTCATTTTGAAGTGTCAATGGTAAGTTTAATTCAGTTGCTACCGATTCAGCGTTAAAGCCTAATGTATTATCGTACATTTGCGACAATGCCAAAGGCTTGGTATCATTCGTACCCATAACGATAAAGTTCTGTTTACCGCTACCATATACGCACATTAAATCGTATTGAACCAAATCCGTTTCATCCTCGGTAAATACACCGCCTATTTCCCAACCTTCAAAACATTGAATCATAAACGTATTGACATTTAATTCAACAGAGTTTATCGTATCGCTAATATGCATCAATACATCCGTTGTATTATATACCATTGGTGTTAACGTCAACTGATTAAACAACGTCTTAACATTGAATACACCATTTAAAGCGGCATTTGGTGCGACGTAGAACTTATACTCATTGCCTGTATTTACATCACCTACATTAAAAACATATTTAAATCCAGGTTCGGTCACATTGTCGCTATACATAGTAACCGCCACATCGTTGTTACTAAACGCAAGACCTGTAAACTCATCATTACCTTGCGCTGAAAGTCCCGTTATCTTTGTCGTTATCATACTTTAATCTTTATTATTCTTTGTGTTTGGTCTTCGATTAGAATACCTAATTCATTTGCTAAAGCCTCTGCAAATTGTGGCTCGTAAATATCAATCATTTCATCAACCGCATCGCGCCAATAGAAAAGCGGTGGAATACCCCTACGACCTATTGCCCTTGCAATGTTAAACGCAGTAGAACGAATTTTAGAAGGAGTTTGCTTTACTATTTTTCCATCTAATGCACGAACCTTAATAGGCTTTATTTTCATCCATTGAATGATTGCTTCAACTGGTGGTTGTTTTGAGTTTGGTCTTCTACCTTGTTCAACTACATCAGCGTAGTTACTCGCTTTACCTTTAGCGAAGAACTCTAACTTACTACGTTTAGCGTTGTAATAAAATGCAAGTGACTTTCTTAAGTTATCACTCGCCACCGCTCTGCGTTTCTTTCCTTTAACGGTACGATACGCGCCAAGATTCTGCATTGCCTTTTCGACAACGTCAGTACCAAACTTGTTTATTAAATCGTTAAGCGGACTATTAGCCATTCACGAAAGTGTTAAACGCGGTATTACTATCTTGTATCAATAGATCAACAAAGGCATCGATTCCTTTGGTATCTAATGCAACTCTAAATCCATCGTAATCGGGAGAAGTATCGTACCCAAAAAATATATTGTGACCTATTACATTGATTACAATATATTCACCTTCATTTATTATCTCGTATCTCATTATATTGCGATTAGTTTAAATGACAAGCCATTTACTGCGCCGCCGTTTGTTGTAGCGAAATTTTGCCTTCTTATACTCAATTTATCACCTGCAGCGAATGTTACCGAATTAGATGTATTTGAATATGGAGTTGTTGTTGGTGCGCTACCTGCTGCAATGGTAATAGTCAACGCTGTATCTACACCATTTTTACGCACTGTAAATACTTGCGCGCCAGTTGCTGGTTGTGTTGTAGTATAGTGCATAGTGTACATATCACTTAATATACAAGCGTAAGGAATTATAACAGTTGCAGAAGATTCATTACCGCCATTCACAACACCTACAGCAATCCAAGAAGTCGCACTTCCAACTATGACATTACCCAAATTGAAACTGAATAAAGTAGAAGTTACTTTAGCATTTAACTGCGTTTGAATACTACTTGTAACACCACTCAAATAGCCTATCTCATTTGATGTTGTAGCCGCAACCGCTACCTTACCACCACCATCACTTACAAGAGCGCGATAGTTAGTAAGATTTGAACTTGTAATAGTAGTTGCAGCGCCTGTGATTGTATCTTGTTTGGTAGATAATACGTTGCTATTCTCCCAAAGCGAAGTAGTTGAGTTGTACTTTAAGACATCATCGTTAGCAACAGATGTTATTGATACATCGTGTATCTCATTTAATTCGTAACCATTTTGCACTCTAACATACATTCTCCCCGCACTACCATTACTTGCAGTCGTGACGAAGCCAAGATATACAAGGTGATTTGGTGCTGATGGTTTGATATTAGTTACCGTTCCTGCCGTTGCACCTAAATACACCGCGTCACCATCTGCCCAAGTTGAAGTTGGAAACAAACTTAAGCCGTCTAACTGACCATTAACTATAATTAACCCCTTTTGATTTGCACCTATTGAAGTTGACAATACCATACCAACTGTTTGAGCAGATGTAGAATCTAATGTATTATATGCCAACTTAACTTTCAATCGGTCACCTTGTCCACCAAATGCGTAAACTGGCTGTCCTTTGGTTATAGTGGTGCTTTCTGCATTTGTCACATAAGCCAACAAAGTATTAGGGGCAGTACCTATAACTTGGAATCGGTTAGTAGTTGAGTTATAAACGCAAAGCATTTCCGCACCGTCTATAATGTCACCACCTATTAAAGCCCCATCATTATTTCTATACAACGGAATCGCACCAAGTGAATTGATATTCAAAGTCGCGCTTGTCGTATTGCCTATATTAAAACGAATTAGAAACGCGTCTGCATCGTTATAAGCAGTTACTCCGCTTATAGTAGTTGTGTAGGTATCCGTTCCACTTGTTGATCCGTGCGG